CTCTAGAGTTTTGACTCGTCCGTCTATTTGTGAGGACCACCAGACAGCACCCGCACCCTGAACCAACAGGAAAGATACGATAGCAAAGGGGATTTTGAAGTCTTTCACAAGTCACCCTCCGCACGATTCTCGGAGAAGTAAATGTCAAAAGTTCCATCAGGATAACGCTTCTCAAGTTTCTTGACATTGCGTTCGATGACTTCCTCAAAGGAGACTTCAAGTGCCATACATGCCTGAGCAGCATACCACATCAGATCACCGAGTTCAATAATCATGTGCTCACGGTTTGCCTCATTGAAAGGTTTACCCTGGAAAATCATCTTCTTGATAATCTCAAGAAACTCTCCACCCTCAGCATTGATACCAACACCAGCAGTCAGTAGACGCTCAATGTTTGCACCCTTTGCATCCAGTTCCACAAGACGGTCAGAGAGTGCCAGAAAATCAGTAGATGCTTCAGATGTAACTGCATCTACAAACTTTTCATATCGCTTAAAATCAATTTTTTTACTCATAGGTCTAGTTCAGGTAATTCAGATTGTTGTAGTTGTAGTTTTTGTCCGTTGACTTCGATGTATTCAACCTCACTCCAACTTCCACCAACACCACCATCCATATTAACAACGATGTCACGGGTGGGAAGTTGTTTGCCATTAGAAACATCAATGATGTCACCAGGCAAAGGATTGAACGTGAAGTAGTGTCCGTCCCAGTATTTGTTTCTGGTTTGCATAAGATTGACTGCATCTCTTTCGATACCACAGTCAGCAATCTTTTTGCCATCGGGATCAAATACAGAATAATAACCGTTCATGAAAATTTGAATCCTTCAAAGGACTTCTTTGGTTTCTCCTCGTAATTATACTCCTCTTCCTGACCACTGTCAAGAATATCATCCTGTGCAGATTGCTCACAATCATACAGACGCATCTTGGCACGATCAATGCCTACCACAAAGCGTTTGAAGATACTGAGATCATTATAACGATTCTTCAACTGCTTCACCATAATCTGTCCAAGTAGTTCAAGCTCCTCAGTAGAAATAAGGGCAAACATAAGATCAGCAGTAGCAGGGAGACCAAAGGACTCAGAAGTGTCAGTAAGCTCAATATCACTGCTACCATAACCAGAACGAGTGGTCTGCGTGGCAGATACGATAGGGAGGTTTGCTTCAACAGCCAACCCTCTAAGCTCCTCTGCAATTGCCTTAATATATGAATATGAATTGACAGTGCCACCCTGGCGATACCGAGAGGAAGCACATATATTAAGGTAATCAATGAAAATAATGTCAGGTCTAAATGATTTCTTAAGTGCAAGTTCATTAAGAAGTGCCTTAAAGTGTCCACTATGTGCAGAGGCAGTTGGATACTCTTTAATTATAAGAGTGCCCTGAGTTTTCTGTGCAAGGTTTGTCACCTTATTCTCAAATATCTTCTTAGGAAGGTCCGTGATGTCCTGAATAGGAACATTCAAAAGATTCGCATCAATCCTTTCCGCAATCTTTTCCTCAGCCATCTCCATCGTAATATACAGAACGTTCTTACCCTGGAGTAAAACAGAAGAGGCAAAATGACACATAAACAAAGACTTACCCACACCAGTGCCAGCAAGCGCAATGTTAAGCGTTTTATTGGGGATCCCACCCTTAGTAATTTTATCGAAGAATTCCAAATCAAAGGGGATGCGATCCTCCTTTCTGTGATATGACTCGTATCTTTCTTCATAGTCTTGAAGGTAATCGTGACCAATGTGATTATCAAAAGACACTGCTAGTGCTTCTGAAAGAATGGATGGGATAGCATCACGATTCTTTTTATCATCTTGTCCGTCAGCAATACTGATAGACTCCATCAGTGCAATGTAAATAGCACGATCACGACACCACTTTTCAGTTGTGTCCAATAACCATTGTCGATCTGCAGGAGAGTCATTGAACATACCAGTGATGTCCCTTGACTCCTTAATCTCAGTCTCTGTAAGATCAGTCCTGTTCTCTAGTTCGATTTGAAGTGCTTCTGTAGTAATTGCACCACCATAATTTACAATGAACTGAGAAATCTCCTCAAAGATAACTCTCTCAGTTCTTTGTTCAAAATAATCTGGTTCAATAAATGGAATTACTTTACGAGAATACTCTTCATCGAAAACAAGGTTTCTAAGAATAGTGGTCTCAATTCGTTCCATAAGAATAGTTTTGCTTTGCAATCTCGTCTAGTTTTTCCATCACCTCTGGGGTGAAATATGTCTCAGGGTCTTTTAGGATTGCTTTCGCATAAACCTTCTTCCCATCTATTTCATATCGACCAGCAACGTTCTTCCAAAGTCCGCCAATCTCACCAAGTTCAAGAAGACCATAATATCGATCAAGACCACGCTCATCGTAATAAAGAC